GTGGCTACTTACATTACTGGTACTCACTATATGTACTTGCAGTGGAGTAAAATTGATGTCGGTAAACCTGACTTCCGCGAATCAAACCGATTATTCTACATATTCTGGGAGGCTTGTAAGGCCGATTATAGATCCTATGGTATGTGCTACCTCAAGAATCGACGGTCTGGATTTTCATTTATGGCATCAGGAGAGGTTGTTAATATGGCGACCATATCAAGCGACTCTAGGTTTGGGATATTATCAAAATCTGGCCCTGACGCCAAGAAGATGTTCACTGATAAGGTGGTACCAATATCCGTTAATTACCCGTTCTTTTTCAAGCCAATACAGGACGGTATGGACAGGCCAAAGACAGAGCTCGCGTACAGAGTACCAGCAAGCAAGTTCACTCGTAAAAAACTCGAAACAAACCAACAACTTCAAGAGATCGACGGGCTCGACACGACGATTGACTGGAAGAACACAGGCGACAACTCGTACGACGGTGAGAAGCTCAAATTACTCGTACACGACGAGAGCGGCAAGTGGGAGCGTCCTACGAACATCCTCAACAACTGGCGTGTCACGAAAACCTGTTTACGATTAGGTAGTAGAGTTATAGGTAAATGTATGATGGGTTCAACTAGTAACTCATTAGATAAAGGAGGTGATAACTTTAAAAAACTATATAATGACTCAGACGTTACTCAAAGAAATGCAAATGGACAAACTCGCTCTGGACTATATAGCTTGTTCATACCTATGGAATGGAATTACGAAGGATACATCGATTCTTATGGCTTACCTGTATTCGACACCCCAAGTGAAAAAATTAATGGACCGCAAGGCGAAACAATATATCAAGGTGTTATAGAGTATTGGGAGAACGAAGTAACTGGTTTAAAGCAAGATCAAGATGCTTTAAATGAGTTTTATAGACAGTTTCCAAGAACAACAAAGCACGCGTTTAGAGATGAATCAAAAGACTCTTTATTTAATTTAACTAAAATATACGAGCAAATAGATTTTAATGAAGATTTAAAAAATTCTATAAATGTTACTAAGGGTAGTTTTAGTTGGTATAATGGCGAAAAAGATACTAGTGTAATTTTTACTCCCAATAGAAACGGTAGGTTTAATATTACATGGATACCAGATCAAGCTATTCAAAATAGAAGATATAGTAAATATAATACTATGTATCCTGGTAACGATCATGTAGGTGCTTTTGGCTGTGATCCTTATGATATATCTGGAACTGTTGATAAAAGAGGTTCAAAAGGTTCATTACACGGTCTTACTAAATTTAGCATGGAAAATGCTCCTTCAAATCATTTTTTCTTAGAATACATAGCACGGCCACAAACAGCTGAAATATTTTTTGAAGATGTACTTATGGCCTGTGTTTTTTATGGCATGCCTATATTAGCAGAAAACAACAAACCTAGGCTTTTGTATTATTTTAAAAAAAGAGGTTATAGAGGTTTTGCTATGAATAGACCAGATAAAAAATACAATAAGCTTTCTGTAACAGAAAAAGAAATAGGTGGTATACCTAACTCGAGTGAAGATATAAAACAAGCTCACGCATCAGCGATTGAAACTTACATAGAAAACTTTGTTGGTTTAAAAGAAACTGGTTATGGTAATATGTATTTTCAAAGAACACTAGATGATTGGTCTAAATTTAACATAAATAATAGAACAAGGCACGATGCTTCTATTAGTTCTGGATTAGCTCTTATGGCTTGTAACAAACACAGATATTCTCCTGTTAATAAAATAAATTTAAAACCCTTAGATTTAGGTATTAAAAGATACGACAATAGAGGAATTACATCAAAAATAATAAGTTAAATGAATATATATACTAATTCAAATAGCGCTTTTCCAAGTCAAGTAGTTAGCGATCAAGAAAAAGCTAGCTGGGAATACGGCAGTCAAGTAGCTATGGCTATTGAGTATGAATGGTTTAGATCTGGTAGGTTAAATGGTAATAGATATTTAACTAATTGGAATAATTTTAATACTCTTAGATTATATGCTAGAGGCGAACAACCTGTTCAAAAATATAAAGATGAATTATCTATAAACGGTGATTTATCTTATCTTAATTTAGACTGGAAACCAGTACCTATTTTATCTAAATTTGTAGACATTGTAGTAAATGGTATATCTTCAAAAGCTTACGAAATAAAAGCTTACGCTCAAGATCCTTCTTCTGTTAAAAAAAGAACTTCATATGCTTCTAAAATGTATGAAGATATGTTAGCTAAAAACTATATTAACAGTATAAAAAATACATTAGGAATTGATTTATATCAAACTCCAAACCCAGATATAATACCTGAGTCAGAAGAAGAGTTAGAACTTCATATGCAATTAAGCTACAAGCAAGCTATAGAAATAGCTGAAGAAGAGGCTATTACTTCTATAATGGCTCAAAATAAGTACGAGCTAATAAGACGTAGGTTGAATATGGATTTAACAGTTTGTGGTATTGCTGCGGCAAAAACAAACTTTAACACAGCTAATGGTGTAACTTTAGATTATGTCGATCCTGCGTATATGGTTTATTCTTATACAGAAGATCCTAACTTTGAAGACATATATTATGTAGGAGAAATTAAAAATATAACAATACCAGAGCTTAAAAAAGAATTTCCTAATATATCTGAAGAAGAATTAAAAAGAATACAGGCTATGCCTGGTAATAGACAATATATTACAGGATATGGTGGGTATGACGAAAACACAGTTCAAGTTTTATATTTTGATTATAAAACATACCACAATCAAGTATTTAAAATAAAACAAACAGATCAAGGTTTGTTAAAAGCTATAGAAAAACCAGATACATTTAATCCTCCTGAAAACGATATGTTTGAAAGAGTTTCAAGGTCTATAGAGGTTTTATACAGTGGGGCTAAAGTTTTAGGAACTGACACGTTATTAAAATGGGAGTTAGCTGAAAACATGTCAAGACCTTATGCTGATACTACAAAAGTAGAAATGAATTATACTATTTGCGCTCCGCGTATGTATAAAGGGCGCATTGATTCTTTAGTAAGCAAATGTGTTGGCTTTGCAGACATGATACAAATAACTCATTTAAAGCTTCAACAAGTTTTAGCTCGTATGGTGCCAGATGGTGTTTATTTAGATATGGACGGTTTAGCAGAAGTTGATTTAGGCAATGGCACTAACTACAACCCAGCGGAAGCATTAAACATGTATTTTCAAACGGGTTCTATAGTTGGTAGATCTTTAACTCAAGATGGTGAATTAAATAGAGGAAAAGTACCTATTCAAGAGTTGCAAACTAGCAGCGGAGGTGCTAAAATACAAAGTTTAATAACAACGTATCAATATTACTTACAAATGATACGTGATGTTACGGGATTAAATGAAGCAAGAGATGGTAGCTTGCCTGATCGAAATACATTGGTAGGTTTACAAAAACTAGCTGCTACTGCTTCTAATACGGCAACGAAGCATATAAATCAATCTAGCTTATATATAACTCTTAGACTAGCTGAAAACATAGCTTTAAAAATAGCTGACGCCTTAGATTTTCCATTAACAGCTGAATCTTTAAAAAACTCAATATCTGTATTTAATGTTGAAACTTTAAGTCAAATAGAAGATTTAAACTTACATGATTTTGGTATATTTTTAGAACTTGAACCTGACGAAGAAGAGCAGGCTAAATTAGAACAAAACATACAAATAGCACTACAAGCTGGTAATATTGATTTGGATGATGCTATAGATTTAAGACAGATAAAAAATATTAAGCTTGCTAATCAAATGCTTAAAATTAAGCGCAAAAGAAAGCAGGCCAAAGACATGGAGATTCAGCAGTCCAACATGCAAGCGCAAGCTGCTGCTCAAGCTGAAACCGCTGAAAAAACTGCTATGGCTGAAGTTCAAAAGCAAGAAGCGATATCTGGATCTAAGGTTCAATACGAACAAGCTAGAACTGAAATGGAAATTAAAAAAATGGAAATACAGTCACAGCTTGATCAACAAAAAATGCAAATGCAACATCAATTTGATATGCAGTTAAAGCAAGCAGAACTACAGACTCAACAGCAAAAAGAACAAGAAAAAGAAAACAGAAAAGACAAGCGTATACAAATGGAAGGTACGCAACAAAGTGAAATGATAAGTCAAAGAAAAAACGATGGCTTACCTATAAATTTTGAAAACAAAGGAGAGTTTCCTTTTGTTTAATTATTTAATTATTTAATTATATTATATTATGTCAGAACAAACACAAGAAGCTGTAAAGCAAGAGGGTGACTTTAAATTAAAAAAGAAAACACCTAAAAAATTTAACGAAACAAAAGACAACATTACAAAAGTAAATGTTAATCCTAAAGAACCTTTGATCGAACTAGAACCAGAGGTTAAAAAGGTAGTAATAAAAAAAGAAGAAGAAGATGCCATTCAAATCGGAGAAACAAAGAAGGTATCTGTGGAAGAACCATCCGGAGATAGCACAAAGGTGGGAGAACCTGTACAAGAGTCCGACGAGGCTGCTGAAGGGTTTTCTCCGATCCAAGAAGTAACTGAAGCAGAAGTAAAAGAAGTTGAAGCAGAAGTAAAAGAAGCTATAAGAGATGAAAAAGTATTAGGCAAACCATTGCCTGAAAATATTGAAAAACTAGTTGCTTTCATGGAAGAGACTGGTGGTACAATAGAAGACTATGCTAGGTTAAACGCCGACTATAGTAATGTAGATGATAAAACTCTTATTAAAGAGTATTACAAAAAAAATAAACCTTATTTAGATTCTGAAGATCTTGATCTTCTTTTAGAAGAGTTTGAGTATGATGAAGAAATAGATGAGGAAAAAGACGTAAGAAAAAAGAAACTTGCGTTTAAAGAAGAAGTTGCAAAAGCCAAAAACTTTTTGGAAGAAACTAAGAGTAAATATTACGACGAGATCAAGTTGAGACCGGGCGTTACTCAAGAACAACAAAAAGCTATGGACTTTTTCAATAGATATAATAAGGAGCAAAAACAAGCTGAGCAACAGCATCGATTGTTTAAAGATAATACTAAAAAACTTTTTAGCGATGATTTCAAAGGTTTTGATATCAATGTAGGTGAAAAGAAATATAAGTATAATATTCAAAACGTAGATAAAGTTGCAGAAAACCAGTCTAACATTAATAATCTAATTAAGAGGTTCTTAGATGATAAAGGTAATGTTGTTGACACTTCTGGTTATCATAAAGCTATGTATGCTGCTGAAAACGTAGATAAAATCGCAGCTCATTTTTATGAGCAAGGAAAAGCCGATGCTATTAAAGAAGTTGTAAGTAAATCAAAAAATCCAGTTGATACTAAAGCTAGATCAACACAGGGTGAAGTTTATTTAAACGGACTTAAAGTTAAATCTATTTCTGGCGCTGATTCTACAAAATTAAAAATAAAAACTAGAAAATTTAACTAATAAAAACTTAAAATTATGAGTTTACAACCTCAATTTGGTAGTATAATCCCATCTCAAACACAAGAGATTTTAGATTCTAACTACCTACAATTTAACGGTGGTGCTAACCCTGGCGACAGTGATTCTTTTGCACAGCAGTACTTACCTGAAATTTATGAACAAGAAGTAGAGCGTTATGGAAACAGAACGTTATCAGGTTTCTTGCGCATGGTTGGCGCTGAAATGCCAATGACATCTGATCAAGTAATTTGGTCTGAACAAAATAGATTACACATTTCTTATGACGACTGTCAAGTAGGAGCAGATGTTGCAGGACCACCTGTAACAAATGTAATTGCTTTTGGAGCTGGCGTAACTAACGTTATTTCTGTAAATGACACTATTGTTGTTTTAGATCCAGCAACCGGAGCAGAAGCTAAAGCTTTAGTTATAGAAAGTACTTTAGGTGATGGTGCTGCTGGTTTTGGTGCTGCTAATATTAAAGTAGCTGCTTTTAGTGACACAGGTTTAGTTGTTGGTAATGGAATTACACAAGGAGCTGGAATTAAAATCTTTGTTTATGGATCTGCTTACGGCAAAGGAACTTCAATTACATCTAACACCGCTGATGCTGGTGCCGCTGCAAATGGATACGTATCTGTAGATCCTAGCTTTACTCAATTTTCAAATACACCATTGATTCTTAGAAGCCAATACACAGTTTCTGGATCTGATATGGCGCAAATTGGATGGGTGGAAGTTGCTACAGAAGACGGAACATCTGGATATTTATGGTATTTAAAAGCTGAGTCTGAAACAAGATTACGCTTTGAAGATTACTTAGAAATGTCTATGGTAGAAGCTGAAAAATCTGCTTTAACTGCTGTTGTTAATCAAAATTTAGGCACTGCAAAGCTGCCTGGTAGTGAAGGTTTATTTGCTGCTATTGAAGATCGTGGTAACGTTCAAGTAGGATTTACTGCTGCTGCTGGTATTGATGATTTTGATGCTATTTTGAAAAACTTAGATACTCAAGGCGCTATTGAAGAAAACATGCTTTTCTTACAAAGACAAACAGCTCTTGATTTTGACGATATGCTAGCTGCAATCTCTGGTGGAACTGCCGGCGGTACTGCATTTGGTTTATTTGAAAACTCAGAAGAAATGGCGTTGAACCTAGGGTTCAGCGGTTTCCGAAGAGGATCTTATGATTTCTACAAAACTGACTGGAAATACTTGAACGACGCTTCAACTCGTGGAGGTATTGTTGGTGTTAATTCTATTGAAGGAGTTTTAATTCCTGCTGGAACATCTACAGTATACGATCAAGTACTAGGAACTAATATACGTAGACCTTTCTTACATGTACGATACAGAGCTTCACAAGCTGATGATCGTCGTATGAAGTCTTGGTTAACTGGTTCTGCTGGTGGCGCATTTACATCTACTCTTGATGCTATGGAAGTAAACTTCCTATCAGAAAGATGTTTAGTTGTACAAGCTGCTAACAACTTTGTACTTTTCAAAGGTATCTAATTACCTTAAATTAACCCTACGGGGCTGCACAGTGAGCGCGGCCCTAGGGTTTTTTATTAACTATTTAATTTTATTATATTATGGCTAAAAAAGCTACAGCAGAAACAACT